CAGAGGACGAACAAAAACGCCGAATCAACGCGCGCAAAAATTCTCCGCTAACATATTGGAAATTTTCAGAGAATGACGAAAACGCGCTTTCGCATTATGATCGAATGTCGATACTAAAAGAGCGCGTGATAGATTCCGATTGGCACACCGTGGATTTTTCCAACAAAAAACGCGGCATCAAAAATCTGCTGGCTACCCTATGCGAACGCCTCGCCTAATGTTCCACGTGGAACAGGCCGGGCCTCAGCGCTCGGCTTGACCCGCCAGGATTTTTGGCGCCGGCGCGCCAGTAGTAGAGTAACTACTCTATGCAGCTGGTGTCGCTCGCGCCATTTTACCAGTGCGCGTTCGATTTGTCAAGTCTTTTTTGCACGATTGCGTAAAATTTTTTTAAATTGACATAGTCTTTTCGCGCCGATTGTACAGTGCGGGGTCTATAATGTCAAGTACTTTTTGCACCTTTGGTAAAATTAATTCTGCGCGCAAGTCTGTCATAGACCCCGTTCCCACCCTGGTATTATACGCGCAAGACCCGGGATTGTCAAGAACTTTTTTGTGCAATTGTGCACAAACCTGGAAAAGCGCGGCGCCGATTATACAGTAGTAGACCAACTATTGTCAAGTACTTTTTGCACAATTTGCGAAAATAAATTGCTTGACAAGTCTCTGCGGGTGATGGCATAATTACGGCAAATCATGGAAGCCCGAGGCAACCCCGCGATAATTTTGGAAAATTTTGGACAATTGCTGATAAAAAAACTTGACACGCCGAGGTCGTGCCCGGCCCCCCGGAATTCGTCTGCGTTGGGCTTATGACAAAAAAGATTTGACATTCAGAACCGAAGGTAGTATAATGTTTATCAAATGGAGGGATTATGAGAATTACACACGTATCTTTTGATGTTGCAAATGGGAGCTTTACAAAGTACACTCAACTAGAGTGGCATAACCTTATTGCGGAAGCAAGAAACGAGCTACAAGATGAGCTTAACGACTGCGATCCTGACGCTGCTGATCTAGGTGAGGCAGACCATTGGAGCGTGGACGAAGTACTTGAAGCTGTTTATGGAGAGGAGTTCTTTTGGGAAGAACTATGATTAAGTTAAAAACAAAAGCAAGAGGAGCATGGACAATGGCTGAGCGTCGGTTAGCTCGACGTGCGGCTGATTTTGCAATGCACAAGCTAAACCTTGAAGTAACTCCGGTTCCAGTAGATATTCGGCTTAAAGGCAAACAGGAGCACGACTATGGTGACTCAATTGACCTTGGGCATAAAATAGTAATTCGTATATTCAAAAATGATAATTGGCTTCGTACTTTGTTTCACGAGATGGAGCACGCTCGTCAGTATATTTACTGCGAGCTAGAGCTAGAACATAACCATGTGATCTGGCGTGGTACACTGAGTAGTAGGATGGGAGAAGATTGGGAAGAATACTGGAACTCTCCTTGGGAAGTAGAAGCAAGGGAAAAAGAAGAAAAATTATTTACTGCTTTCCAAAAAAATCTCTTGACATCCTCCTCATAATCGACTATAATATATTTTCAAAAGTGGTACTTTACTTAATTTTTTTCGGGAGAAAACAAAATGACTGACATGACTGCAAAGGCTTCTGCCAACTACACTCAAGCAATGGTTGACTCAATCTCTGCTGCTTACACTGCTAACCCTACTCGTGCTACTGTTGATGCACTTGCTGACGAGTTTGACAAGACTCCTCGTAGCATCATCGCAAAGCTCTCTGCTTTGGGCCTGTACGTTAAGGCTGAGCGTGTAACTAAGCGCGGTGAGCCAATTGTTCGCAAGGACGAATTAGTTGCTCAAGTTCAGGCAAGCATCGGTGTTGAACTGCCTTCCTTGTCAAAAATGACTAAGGTTGACCTTCAGAACCTCATCGAAGCAGTAGCCTAATAACCCGGGGCTTCGGCCCCTCTTTATTTAAGGATTTTGATGTACGTTGTGTACTGTAGAATAGGTATGCTAACCTTGCCTCTCAGTTGTTGGCAAGCGCATTATGACGCCTATCGTGAGGCAGAGTCCTTAAATAAAGTTGATTACAAAGCGTACTATTATGTACGATATAAGGAGAATTTTGATGGCAAAGACTATGCTGTACGACGCTCAACTAACTCGTAAGATCAAGTTGACTGGTAAATTCAAAGGTAAAAAAGTAACTTCTCACGGCGCATTTCGTGCGAAGCGGAAGCCTAACTCACCTCTCGTTCAGAGAGCTGAGCGTGCAAAGGCTGCATCACAGTTCGGTAAGAGTGCTGAGTTCAAGCGCGATGTTTATGGTATCGAGGTAGCATAATGCACATGGTACTAGAACATCCAGAGCCTGGACATACCAAGTATAGAGTCTATACTAGAAATGGTGCGCTGATTTATGTAGGTGAAAGTGCCGGTGCTGCCCAAGAAATGTATGAAATTGGAGAGCAGGAGGAAAAAGATGCTGACAAAGCAAGAAGAGCTAGCAGTAGCAGATCAAGCGAACAAGAGTGATAATCCGATGGCGAAAGCTCGGGATATATTATTCTATGAGTGGGCATTCGATGAGCTTACCGCTGCATATTTAGTGCGTAAACTACTTGATGAGGGGATGATAAATGCCAAAAGTGCTTAAAGAAACACCAGATACAGTTATTCATCGAATTGAGACATATTTAAGAGAAGCTAAGTTCGGCAACTCCAAGCTGATAATGAATGATGAGTCATTAGTTATAGAGTACAATGATTACACCACCGGGCATAAGCGATTTGAAACAATTTCGGAGATCATGAAAAATAATTCTTGACTTTTTGTGGTCACTTCTAGTATAATATCTTTTCAAATGGGGGAAGTCAGGGACGCCTTTCAGTGTTGCTACCCACTGTGCGATAAGACAGTAAAGATTCCGGTAAAAGTCCACCCGCCTATCCGGAGCCCCCGACCTAATTTGTTCCCTTCGTTGACCCTCCCGTGTACAGGGTTAAAAGGCATCGTCCGGAACAGGTTTGCTAGCTACCAAAAACGCTAGTAGCGAATGAGACGCTTTATAATCTCGTAGTGCCGGTGAATGCACTCGTCAATTTCACCCCCAGTTAACGCTTTTGTTGCTTTTTTGAATTCTGGGAACTAAAAACGAAGAAGTGGTGGGTTTACATCTGCAGAGTACAGCCCAGATACGTGAAGGAGGTAGGTGCGTATCACTCAATAACTATAGGAGGAGAACTCGCTAGCAAAGTTCGGAAAATCCCTGCATAGAAATATGTGGGGATTTTTTTATGCCTACAAAAAATTTTTCTTGACATTTTTTTCTATGTCCGGTATAATATATATTCTTGCTAGGAGATTTTTATGTCGAATGTAATACCATTTTCCAACAAAGTGCTAACCCGAGAGTTAGATCAACGAGTAGCCGATCTACAGGAGCTTTATGACGCCATGAAGTTGTGCTACGACACTATAGAAACTCTCGAAGGCAGAATCCAAGAGCAAGAAGCTGCATATGATAAACACTTTGCAAAGTATGTTCACAAAGTTGGTATAGACAATGTACAAGTGGGGTATATTGAGTATGTATCTGGAGATATTTCAGTGGACTTAAATACGGGAGAAATGCGCTACGTTGGAGTACCGGAGGAAGAAGAAACAGAATGAGTACATATACAGATAAAGAGACGGAGTATATGATCGAGATCTACACCTCGAACCCGTCCAAAGAAACAGTCGAGGACTTGGCTGAAAAACTACAAAGAAGTAAAAAATCAATTATTGGGAAGTTGTCACGCGAAGGCGTCTACAGGAGGGAGGTTTATGTTTCGAAAACTGGGGAGAAACCTGTTACGAAAGTGGAAATCGTTTCGAATATCGCTGATGGTCTTGGAATTGAGAGTTCAGCTCTACTGGGCCTCGAGAAAAGCCCAAAAGCAGCTCTTAAACACCTCGAAAAAGCTATAGCGGGGTTATAACGATGCACGACGGGTTATTTTGTCATCCAACTTGGAAGTTCGAAACTACGGAGAACTTGTTAAGAAGTATTGAAGTCTGCAAGCGTTGTCTACCAGAACATTCTTACCAAGTAAACCATCTACGAAAAGAAATTAGTTTTAATTCTGTAAAAGATGAAGAGACCTATGCAAAATCTTTACAGGGGTCTCAACGGGGTTGTTTCAACTAAGGGATAATTTTCTCGAAGTCTACAGCTCAAACATATAATTAAGAAAAATCCATCGCGAATTGTGGAAAATTTTTTACGCTTATTGCAATTGTAAAAGACGAATTTCCACTTAAACAGTTTTTTAATTTTTAAGTATGAATTGTAGCACGGTCATATTTGATTATCTTGACCGTAGCATTTAGTCACAATCCATACTTAATTGAACAACAGTAGTCATTAGAGATTGGGTTGTACGTAATCGGTTTCATTTGGGTGTTACGATTGGGGGTCTTACCGCAAGCGGACGACCCCATCCCAATAACACCAATTCAAACGATTACGTTCTAGTTAGTAAGAATCTGTGATTGACTTGATTGTCTATCAAATTTATGATATATTTTACCACACTTTTTGGCACAAGTAAAATACTATTTTTGCCCTGGTGATCTTAAACCCGGGCTGTTCGGTAAATAGCAAACGAAAAAAAGTTTTAAGGAAGGCATAGGTGGAAGATTATATAAGTATTGTTATAGGTTGTTATATTTTAATTGCGGGTATAAAGGCCTGCGTACCTGAAGGGAGTTTTTAAATGGTGAAAAAAGGTAGAGGAGACCCAATGGTTCGGGCAGACGGTAGAAATAAACCGGATCGTGAGTGGTATCCTGAAGATTTTGATTGGTATCTTAAATGGGTGGCATCAGTAGTAGTGTTACTTAGTTTAGCAATGCGAGCTGCAGGGCCAGAGTTTCGTATCTATGATCTCGGCTTTGGATTTCTAGGCATTGCATTGTGGTGTTGGGTGTCAGTCATTTGGAAAGACCGAGCATTGATAATGCTCAATACAGTGTCGCTCTTTATGTTAGGAGTCGCACTGCTCAAGGAAGTAGCATGAAGCATCTAAAGTATATACAAGAAAGTTATTTGCAGCATCTTTGTTTTGCATGGAGAGTAGCAGGTGTATTGATAGTACATGGGCTACTGCCGGAAGTGTGGGGAAATAAAGCATCTGATATGATGCATCTCAAGGAAGTAGAGCGACAAGAAAAGCTGCGACGGGGTCGCTCAAGCTATGAATAGACTGTGGCGTATCTGGGCAAAGTCATTAGGTGAAAAAGTCGGAAGCGATCGCGAGAGTGATGCAGTAGCAATCATACGCACCTTTTGGTGGGGATTGCATGTATTTACCTGCTTTATGATTATCATTCACAACGGTAGAAATTTGGGGTGGTGGTAATGGAACACATGATAGATTGCATAGACTTGATGGAAGAATCTTGGAACAGGTGGGGCTCAGTACGAATTGAATACATTATTGGCACTGGACCAATGCGTGACAAGAAGGGAAACATACTTCCCGAGTCTTGGCTTGGAGACTATGAAGTTCATAAGTTTAGAGTTGGAGTTCGACCTCCAATCTATTGTATCTGGGATGGCGAAAATCTCACTCTCACAAAATATGGAAAAGGGTACAGCCCGCCGACACCTCCCGAAAATAATCCTTGACAACTTTGGTAGCGAAATGTTACAATTTTGTTACAAAATGATATTTTTCATTTTGACTTTTTATAATTTGTCGTGAGACAACGGAAATCGTCGTGAGACGATAGGAGAAACGTATGAAATATTTTATAGCAGCACTGTGCCTAGTGGTTGCGGGGGCAGCATACGGTGACACAAAAGAACAAGCAGTAGTTGTTCGTGATAAGAATAATAATTTTTATGTAGTAACGTATGATTGCGGGACACCCGCAGTAAGAGCATGGCTTCGAGGAGCCGCTCAGGTAGGCGACACGATTCGTATTCGTGATAAACGAGATAGAACTCGACTTTGTACTATTACAAACGTACAGACAGTAGCAATGTCATAAAATTAAAGGGGCCTAGAGCCCCTTTTTTATATGCCGTACAAATGGAGGACATTTGCCAAGTATAGAAATATAGAAAGTGTAGGTAGTGATATCCCCAGAATCATGATAATTCCGATACACGCAAGCTCTAGCGGGGACAACTTGATTTTTAGAATTATAGATTGCTGTACCGCCTTCGAGTACAAGGTATAACCATATTGCTTCCAAAGGTTTCTCAAGGGTTTAGAATGCTCTCTAAATCTGGGGCAAAAAAGCCTGGGCCTTTCATTACTTTACCATCTTCTCGCTTGATAGGTCTACCATCTTCACCTAACTTACTCATGTTGCTGGCGTGCACCTCATCAAAACAAGCATCAAGATCAATGCCGAATGTATGACCGGCTCCGTAAACCACGTATAATATGTCTGTAAGTGCATCTGCTATTTCCACCATGTCACGATTTGCTACTGCAACTCGTAGTTCTTCGACTTCTTCGTCGATTAACTCAAGACGTAGCTCTCGAGTACTAAAGTCGGGCCAGGTTGGTTCTGTTTCAACCGTCTGACCAAACGCTTCCATAAAATCTCCTACAAGCTCAAAATTTGTTCCGCTTGCGCTCATCTTCTACTCTCCTTTTTTTAGCGCGAGCAATACCCGCCTGTTTAGCCTTTCTTCGTTTTTGCGAAGGTTTGATGTATTCTTCTCGCTGTCTGTATTCCCAAATGTGATCCATGCACTTTCTCTTAAAAATTCTTAGTGCGGCATCAACATTATTATTTCTTACTTTAACTCCTGGCATTAAAAGTCCAACCCCGTTTTCGTAAATACGAAACTTGCTTACGAATCGAGTTGTATGTTCTATTTGGAAAGAGCTTTAACAACTCTTCTTCAGTACACGAATGATAATGCTCTTTAAGCAATACCCTTTCTCGAATCGACCACGGTTTTTTAGAATAAGTTTTCATAGTGAGTATTATAAGGGAAATCGCATGAAAAGTCAAGCATTATTTTTTTGAAGAGGTCACTAAAAATAATGCTTGACTTTGAGAACATTTTTTAGTATAATAGTGTCATTCAGAAGTATGCTTCTATACTTCATGAAAGGAGAACGCGCTATGTTAGCAACTTATATAATTTTTGGCGTCTGTATGTATGGGTGCGCTCAAACGGCTTTCAGTATTGGAAGGCGTGATGGTATCGAAGCAACGGTAGAGCATCTTATCAATACAGGGCTTATTGAAGTAGAGGAAGAATAGTGGAAGCAGTCGAATATACTGATAGACAGCATTACTTGTCAGAGACAAGTTTGCGAAGATTAGAGGGAGTAGATCCCCGACTTGTAGAGTGTGTTGAAAAAGTTTCAGGTATGCTTGTAGACTTAAATATTCAAGTACTGGAAGGAAAGCGTACTGAAGCAGAGCACACCTTGTATTATGAAAAAGGGGTAACTCAGAAACCAGATCACTCAGCACATCTATATGGGTATGCTGTAGACTTAGGTGTTTTCATTGGAGAGCGTCTATGTCTTGAACAAGAAGTTTATGATGATGTAGCACAGTCCATGGTTTATGCAGCACAAGAAGTGGGCGTAAAACTTAGATGGGGCGGAGCACCGCACATTGATGATATGAGACTAAACGATGGTTTCATTGAGGACTTAACAAACGATTGGATTGATTATCGACGAGAGAGACAAAAGCGTCCTATTATTGATTTACATCATTTTGAAATTGGAATTGATTGATTCGTAGAAGTAATAAGCTAACGGTTGGACTCGGGTGCAAATCCCGACAGCTCCACCATAAGGAGTTTTATAATGCGTATACCGATGAAAGGCGGAGATGAGTTTGATGGACTCTCTCGACGTTCTAAAAGATTTTTTCTTTGGAGAGCGGGAGAAAGAAAGAAGCTTAAAAGAAAATATAATAAACGACGCAGAAAGACTTTTTATGATGGGGCTGTTTCAGAATCGACAAACGGCTAGTAGACTTATGGAGAATCCGTGCGGAAGCTACGTTAACGCAACAACTCTAATAAATGCCAACGACGACATTTATCAACTTGCTGCCTGATTATAGGTAAGCGGGGACAGAGGCGCCTGTCAACAGAAAGCCTCATGCTAACCAAGGAGGTTATATGCGTAGACTTATAGCGGGGTTGGCACTCTTCGGCCTTTCAGCCGGAATCAGTGCAGAAACCGTGATTAACTATGACGATGGATCGACATATACACTCAAGGAAGGGCAAGAAATCTACATCAGCACACAAAATAGCACACTCTTCAAGAGAAAACTGTACAAAAATAAGAATACTTATTTTACGGCACAGGAGCCTTGGGCAAAACGGGACTACGTTCCAGACCCTGATGGCACTGACGATATGGTTATAGGTTCTCATGAATGGTGCAAGGCCTACAAGCCTTGGCACGAAGGATTGACATTTGACATGATTTCATGGCAACGTGCTTGTGATACCAACAATGATGGTGTGTATGATGAGGACGACGACAAATGGCCTGACGAAGGCTAAAGTACGGGGACTTCGGTCCCCTTTTAAACCCGCATACCGAGAGGATGCATAGAGCGTACCGAAAGGGCGCATGGAGAAAATTATGAAAAAATTAGTAGCAGGCTTAGGCCTGGCTTTTGCTGTGGGTAGTGCAAATACATTTGCAATTACTCCTGCCGATCAAAGCGCTTTTAATCTGTGCCAAGCTTTTGCTTCAGCTGCCTACGGCAGTGATGCACGAGTTACTCTGCACAAAATTAAAAGAGATGCGATCATTCTGTACGTCCATAAAGACGGCAAGACTAAGGTATCTTGTGACAAAGCAACTTATGCTTTGACCGAGATTTAATTAGTTTTCTGGGGGCTTTTATGACGAAACAGCATATGCTTAACATATCGGACTTTCACAAGTTCTTTCTAGGACTTGATCTTCACCCTGACTTCTTTTCTAACTCACCTATGACTGGTTACCCTCGTTACAATGTTGTGCGAGTAGGTGATCGTGGCCATCGCGTAGAGGTCGCAGTTCCAGGTTGGGACAAAGAAGACATCGAAATTACATTCCATAAAAACGAATTAAGAATAGAGGGCACTGCAAAGCAGGTAGCCGAGGAGAATGAAGACTATCTCTACAAGGGACTAAGCGGTAAAACCTTCTCTCGGGTTTTCAAAGTTGGCAACAATATTGAACTCGAGCGAGCTTTCATGAAGAATGGACTTCTTTGTGTAGAGCTAGTAGAGAATATTCCCGAAGAAGATATGCCCAAAAGGATAAATATTATTGATGCATAAAAGAAACATTCTGTCTTTTTGGGCAGCAATGGCTTTATTTTTCCCTCTTAACATCCACGCTACAGAACTAGAAGAGGTCGTTGTTCGTGGTATCGACCTTAGCGAAAGAGCGCTTTTCCAGGTAGCATTGAGTAGTATAGTTCTTGTACACGAGTACAATAAAGAAAAGGATCAATGGGAATATGTTAAATCAGTGGACGTTTCTGATTACGAATCAGAAAAAGAAACTAAGTAACCTTACACCCGAGCTTCGGCTCGGGTATTTTAAAAAATTATGAAAACAAAAATATGCCCAACGTGTAGCAAAGAATTTAAGGTAATAATTAAAGGAGCAAATTATTGTTCAGGGGACTGTGAAATAAAAGCAGCAAAGAGGATTAAATGAGAGTTGAAATACTTTATGAAGAAATTAAAGCAGATGAAGGCGAAGTTCTCGAGATTTATCTCGATCATTTGGGCTACCCTACTTTCGGAATTGGACACCTTATCAAAGGAAGCGATCCAGAGGCGGGAGAACCTGTTGGTACAGCCATTACGCGAGAACGGTCACGCGAAGCGTTCGAAGTAGATATTTGGACTGCGATTGATGATTGTGAGCAGTTGTACGGAAACGATTTTGGGTTCTGGCCTGAAGAAGTACAACACATATTAATTAACATGATGTTCAACATGGGACGTACTCGTTTGAGCAAGTTCAAGAAAATGAACGCACACCTTGCTTGTAAAAAGTGGGCGGAAGCAGCAGTAGAGGGCCGAGACTCTCGATGGCACAAGCAAGTACCAAATAGAGCAGAACGACTAATGGTAAGACTAGAGAATGTCAGCGAATAAATTTGTTGCAAAGTCAATGACAAAGTTCTTCCGCTTTACTGCGGATATGCTCTTTCGGAAAAGATATGGACATAGAGCAATAGTTCTAGAAACAGTAGCAGGTGTTCCTGGCATGGTAGCAGGTATGCTCACACATCTGTCAAGCTTGCGTGGCTTGAAAAAAGGACAAGGTAGCAAGATTCACGAGATGCTCGCAGAAGCAGAAAATGAGCGCAAGCATCTTATGTTTTTTATAGAAGTAGTAAAACCTACAAAGCTGGAGCGGGGTCTCATCGTTCTGGCACAATTTATATTTTGGCACTATTATTTAGTAATGTATTTACTTACACCGCGTACAGCGCATCTAATGATACATTACTTCGAAGAAGAAGCAGTACGTAGCTATACTGACTATCTTCAGGAAATTACAGAGGGGCGCATTGAAGATGTAGCAGCTCCTCAGATCGCGATCGACTATTACAATATGCTTCCAGAAGCTAAGCTATCTGACATGATTCGTTATATTCGACGCGATGAGCAACACCATGCAGATTTAAACTTAACTTATAGCGAGGCATAAAATGGCAGTATATTGTACAGAACAGGAGCGGTGTATATACGAAGACCGCAGCTATTGGGCATCTCTCCCCGAGTTAGTCCCTTCAGTTACATTCCAAACTCGAATCGAAACAGAAAGTGGAGGGTACGACTGGCACGATGTAAATACTTTTGATTTGTTTGCAGGGAAGAGAGTATTGTTATTTTCTCTTCCAGGAGCTTTTACTCCTACCTGCTCTACTTATCAACTTCCCGATTTTGAAAAGTTAGCCCAAGACTTTTACTGTGAGTTCATAGATGAAATCTATTGTTTCACAGTCAATGATGCTTTTGTATGTAATGCTTGGGCAAAAGCAAATAACTTGAAAGAAATTCGAGTAATTCCAGACGGTAGTATGAAGTTTACATCTGGAATGCAAATGCTTGTAGACAAGGACAACCTTGGCTTTGGTCAGCGTTCATGGAGATACGCAGCAATAGTAGATAATGGAACCATCACTGATTGGTTCATTGAAGAGGGTAAAGAGGATAATCATAATGGTGATCCTTATATGTTTACAAATCCTGCATACATTTTAAATAAGCTGCGAGAGGGTAATTAATTCTTGACTTTTAATCTGAAAGCGAGTATAATTACAACATGAACTTATTTTACCTAGACGAAAATTTAGATGCGTGTGCTGAGGCGCACGTAGACAAGCATATTGTAAAGATGCCGTTGGAAGTTGCCCAGATACTATGTACTGCTATCTGGGTTGACGTGCATCTAGGGTTTATACCCCGGGCTCTTAATAAACAAGAGTCCGATTACCTTAATACTCTTAAAAAAGATATTAAGCACTTACCGCCTGAAAGTAGGCCACTTACACCATATTTGCCTATGATGTACAATCATCCTTGTACTATCTGGGCTCGTTCGTCTCTCGACAATTTCGAGTGGACTCATTGCTACGGCAATGCGCTAGGAGAAGAATATCGCTACCGATATGGGAAGCAACACAAATCAGTCACCGTTATCAACCAATTACCGGACCCTCTCAAAATGGAGAGACTTGGATTTACCACTTTCGGACTGGCAATGCCGGACGTGCTCAAGGACTATGATAATCCTATACAGTCTTATCGTGACTACTATCATCTCGATAAGGCTACTTTTGCCGTTTGGTCTCACAGACCACAACCCTATTGGTGGGATCCGGAATTGGCTGACTATGACCAGAGGATTACAGCAAAATGAAAGTTGAAATTGACATTAATTCTGATACCGCAGATTTTTTAATTGTAGAAAACCTAAAGCAAGCAATTAGTAGTATGAAAAAGAATTTAAAAGCCCGAAAAAAAGATTCTTGTTTCAGCTGGGGTATGTTTTCTGATGATAAAGAGGAAGATTTGGTTGAAATGGCCAAGCATATAGAGGCATTTAAACTTACATTAAGTTATTTTGGAGTAAAAGATGAGTAACTTAATTTTTGATTTAGAACAAGAGATATTACAGTTTGCGAATGTTACTGACGACATTGAGAGAGTAACTAAGTATTTTGTAGAAAGTTCTGATTGGGAAGGCATGGACGGTGCATTAACTGATGCCATTATGAACAAGTATTTTGCTATAAAAGAATTGTACGAAGTCAAATTTGATACTCTGTGGCATACTTTTGACGAAGTTTGCAAAGAGTATCATATTGCTCGTAAACTGGCAGGACTTGAGCGAGACAAAGAGTTACAGAGCTTGTTTGACGAAGAAGAGCACTACTAATGCACGACGCACTTATGGAACATTGGAATACTCGTGATACTTGTCCAAATTGTGGAGAATATTTAATTGGAGATGGGTACAGTAACGGAGATCCTGTACGATGCCCTGAAGCATTAGAAGAGGACTGGTGGTACAGCGAACCAGACAGCGGACCGTGGTATTGTCACTACGACCCTGATGAGTAATTATGTTAGAAATAATTTTTAAGCA